CGTATAGCACGCGACGCTGTTGTGTCTATCGGCACATACAACCGCCCAGACTCACTACCTGGCTCCGACGTGTCAATGGCTCATTATTCTGAGGTGGCCTTGTGGAAAAAGACATTCGGCAAGGAGCCTCAGGATATCATCAAGTCAATCACCGGAGGTATAGCACGGCTGCCATACACCATGGAGGTGTTGGAGTCAACTCCTCGTGGAAGCGGTAACTACTTTGCCCTTGAATACGGACGTGCAAAGAACCATGAGTCGGAGCGCACAGCGGTATTTATTCCGTGGATGTATTCAATCTTCGACACTATGTCTGTAAAGAACAAACACGCCTTCGCTGAATGGATATTACGTCATAAAAACGAAGATGAGTGTCCTAAAGAGGATATTCCTGAGCATGAAGGAAAGAAAGCACTCAATGCCGGTAAATATATCCATCACCTGTGGGAACTCGGTGCAACACTCGAAGGCATCATGTGGTATATCATGAAGCGCAGGGAGTTCGACCGTCAAAGCGACATGTGCTCCGAGGCTCCATCAGACGACATTGAGGCGTTTGAAAACACCGAGAAAGCGGCGTTCAACTCATACGACATCGAAGAGCTGCGCAAGGCCGGCACTAAAGCTCCTTTGTGGCGTGGCGATATAAAGAGTGATTACCGCAGAGGCAAGGCTGTGCTTGACAAATACATGTTCGATGAAGACCCCGACGGGCCAATGCTCATATGGGATAAACCTTTCATAGACAATATGGTTGACCGCTATCTCGTGGTGGTGGATATCGGAGGTACATGGCGCAATGCCGACTACTCTGTGATACGAGTGTTCGACCGCATAGGCTATTACAACGGCAAGTGCAAGGAAAAAACTGTGCTGATGTATTCAAGTCATGTCCAGCATGATCAGCTGGCATGGAAGGCAGTGCAGATTGCCAAGTGGTATAACAATGCCTTGCTGGTATTCGAGAGCAATACACTCGACACGAGGGATAAGAACAGGGAAGTTGACGCTGGAGAGGTCATAGGCTATATTCTTGATGTTATTGATTATTGCTATGACAATCTATACATCCGTAATGACGCCACTAGCGAGGATATGCAGCAGCCGAGGCCGAAGAAGATAGGTTTCCATACCAACAGAAAGAACAAACCGGAGATGGTGGATTTAATGAAAGAGGTTATACACTACTGCGACTACATAGAAAGCGACCAAGGCACCATTGACGAGATGAAGAGATATGAGCGCAAAGACGACGGCTCATACGGAGCTATGGATGGCTGGAAGGATGACCGATTCATGACAGCTGCCATTGGACTTTATCTGTCACGAAACGAGCGTGTCATGGGCAAACCTCGCTTCGTAGAGAAGAAGAAAGACGGAGCAAAAATGAGTGGAACAAGAAATATCAAAACAAGTCATACTAACGAATCAAGTTTTTAACATTATGAATATCATCAAGAAAATCAAACAGTTAATCAAAGACATCAGACGTTTCTTCATCATCAGATATGCAAGAAACTGCTACAAGAGAATGGTTGACAGAGCTGAAAAGCTCCACGAAATTGACAACCAGAATTATTATGTCTGCATAGATCCGACCAATCCGAACAGAATCACTGCGTTCAACAGACATGAGTTCCGCACGTTCCGCCGTCGCTTCAACGATATGCAAATCAGACTCAGCGAATACCTGCTCAAGGAGACAAGAGAGGTCGTTGAAGAGAGGGCTGACGGCTCGAAGGTTGTGAAGATTACACGTGAGAAGATGGCGGCGAAAATCAACACATCTACAATGGTTGACATCTATAACGGCTGCTTCTACTCCACCAGACTCAAACGCGACTCCACGGCCGAGGATATTGAGCTACGTCGTTTGGCCTATATTCAGTGGGTGCTCGACCTTAACGACAAACCAAATGATAAAAAGAAAAAAAGAAAATAGAGTGTGAAGAACATTCTTATTTTATTCCTTTCAAAATGTTTAACTTTATGTTGTAATTGACGAGGAAAAGGCGAGGCTCCCAGCCCCGCCTTTCCAATTAGCAGACAATAAATAAACAAAATATCCTTAACGAAGTTTGTTCTGGAATCTCTCTTCAAACTCAACACTCATGTATGAATAACGCTCGTTGGCTTTCATACAGGTGTATAACAACACCACGAAATATTTGTACGATGCACCGCGTTCCGAGTTTATCTCGTAGAATGTCATTCCGTCAGTACTTCCGTACAAGCGCATGCCTCTATATTTGTTTTGAGAAGTGATGTGTTGTCTATGAAGTATCTTTGTTATAGACTTATAGTCGTCTGAACCGAGACGTATGGGTCGCGATGCGATAAATCCATATTTGTAATAAATATCATCATTCTCATCTGGAGCGCCCATCAGGTCCCAAACCTCACCTTCTTCTGTTTGTATATAACTTTCATTCCAGTTGAACACAGCCGCAACAACCTTTCTACCGGCCATTATTTTGCCGCCTCTGACAGCTGGAATGTTCGCTATATTAAGGAAGTTGGTATCATCACACTGATAATCGTCATTGAATACCAATTTACCCCATTTCTTATCTGCAATCGAATAAAACCAATGAGCCTGGCGTTCAGTGTCTGTGACTATTATCCTATTGTGCTTGTAGTCGAATGCCAAGAAAGCATCTCCATCATTGACAGTCTGATTAAATGTCTTGCGGTCAGTAATGCTATTTTTCAGCATTGTCACTATGTTGTTGTACTGGATATTTCCCTCTGAAAGTGTGACACAATTTTTATAGCCCCTGCTATCCCATGTCCTTCCGTTCAGCACTTCCGACACACATCTAACTTGCATGCCTCGCATCTCCATCAGTCCGCGTTTGGTTATGAAATAAAGTGACTGTCCGTCGGATATTACATTCGGCTGTCCGAGGCGTGCAGAATCAATCAATGTATCAGCTGACGACACTGGAGCTACACCGGCAAACTTGCCGTCATTGGCTATACCTACAGCATGGACGCCTTGTGTAGTGAACACTATTAGCGGATATTGACCGAACTGACCGTCAGACATAGGTACTGCGTTAGCATGAATTCCTATGATATTACCAGTTCCAACTTCTATCATATTTTCAGCATTGAACACAAATGGATTAGATACCTGCGACATGATAAGATTATTTGACAACTTATAGTATCTATCAGATGATTGCTGTGGTATCTGCTGGCCTGCATATGGCCTTCCTATCATATTCTCATACAACGATTCGAGGTTTGGCATTAGAGCGAAAGCCCCATTAAGTCCGTTATGCTGTTTCATTGGCAGTTCATAATATGTTACTGTCGTCTGTCTCCATGTGTTGTCAACATACGTCATCTTAATTATTGCCTTCTTGCAGTCAACGTCGGGGTAATAGATGAAATGACCGAAGCGGTATTTACTTAAGTTGTTGGCACCACACCAGATATGAATCCTATTATCCATCTTCTCAATCTCGAAACACATCTCAACAGTAAGGCTATATTCTTCGTCTATAACAGTGTCTAGTATAGGATACCATAATGGAGCCTCGGCACTTAAGCCACCGAGCAATATACGTTGATTGTATGTGTAGTGTGAGTCTGCCGTTTTCTTACTCCTACTTAAGTATTCATCAGGCAAAATTCTTTTCGTCTCCAGGCTCTCAAGATATCCGTGATCAACTTCATCATGATAGTTCCTGTACCTCCCACCCCAGTTGTCAAGCTCGTCTAAATCATACTGCTTGGCCATGTAGAATATACTGTTATCCGATATCATCTGAGTAATGCTTTTACTTGGCATACCTATTGAGAATGCATCAAAAATATTTTCTAAATCCGGAACAAGGGTGCTAAGCTCTATCTTTGCATCTTTAAAGTATCCAAATCCTAAATCAATACTAGGTCTTCCTAGAATTCCATTCCAATATCTTTCGACATTTGCAGGTAAGTTGTCCGCATCGTCATAGTAGTTAACATCTGACGATTGGAACTGACTGGACATAAACAAGTCAACACCTTTTATGATATCTCCCCAGTCACTAATATCATCAATGGTTGAGTTGTACTCATCGTGATAACCCACAAACTTGAATCTCAATTCTGCAGCATCGCATGCCAACGCGATATTACATAGATATAATAATGTTCCACTACTCATTGGGTCAAGCAATGTTGCAATTGGTGATACTTTTGTTGAAGGCACCATAAGTAATGGAGCGGAATGGTTTATATAACTACCATCATACAATCGTGTAGCATATCTTATGAAAAATGGGTATATGAATTTATTGTCACGTTTTATTTTACCCGACAATGCCGCATACTTTGACTTTATATTATTGGCTATATTTCTTTTTGTGTTTACATTATCGGTTGCCGGTGTCATCATTCGCCATCCACCTTGGCCTGACATAACATATACACCTTCTATTTCAGATTCTTCATCGCTATCATAACTATACACTGTAGGTTCTGATACCTTCTCAACCTCTCCACTATCCATATAGCAGTCAAACACAGGTCTAGGAAGAACGTCTCCGAGCCATTTGTATGCGCTATTTTTATAGATGGCATAATGCGTGCTTTTGTCAGTTCCTATGACAAGAGTGTTTCCTACTATCTCAACCCATTTTATCCTCTCCTTTGATATCCTATGGCTGAATTCAACGCCGTCATTGCTGTTTTTTATCGCCACATGTCCATGTGATGACGTGTTTTTGCAGAATACAAAATAACGTGAGTTGTTTACATTATGAACGGCTGCAAGCACCTCTCCGCCCTCGTAGTCAGTTATATTTGTCTTCACAGGCATTTCTATCGGTTTCAACTCTCCGTCGCTCGATACAAGGTTGATGCATTCGTTCAAGTCGCCGTCAACAGGCGAGACATCTGAGGGGGTATGTATGATACCCCCATTGAATTTTATGTTAGCTGTCTTTCCCATAGCTCTTGATGTTATGCGGTTGCCATAGGCATACCTGCGTTAATACCTCCGTTTTGCATTGAGCCCATCTCGTTCATGATTTGCTGCATCAGTTGAGGGTTGCCTCCTTGTGTGACTTGCTGTCCCATGTCCGCCTGTTGCTGCATACGAGCCTCCTCCTCGTCAAGATACTTGATAAGCTTGCTGGCGAATGGGAATTCTCCGATGTTTGCCAGGGCCTTTGCACTGATAGCTCTTGCCTTAAAGAGTTCGAGTAAGAGTTGGTTTCCTATCTGACGTGCGGTCTCTGTGAACTGACGCTCACCGATAGAAATGTCATATTCAAAACCATTGAGTTTGTTTCTGTCTATTCTATTGGCCTCCGATGAGTAATAATTCCTGTCAGTGTTCACGAAACGATTGTCCGGCGCGAACTGACAAATCATCTTTGCTTTCTTCACTGCAATGTTACGCATAAAGTTTTTGAATGCGTCAAGCATAGGGAGAACCATCGTAGTGCCGTTCTCAACCTGCTGTGCGTACAACGCAGCCGACTGACCGCTCAAAGCATCCTTACCCTGTATTGCTCCATGAATACCTGAAATATCCTCAAAGTATTTTAGCTTTCTGTTCATTGCTGCATCAATGCCTATATTTGTTGATGAAGCGGCTGCTTGCTTTGGCGGCTGACCTCCACGCTTGCTATCCCAGAATACGACACCATCAGGCTTTGACCAGTTTTCTCTGACATCCTCAGGAGTCTCATCACCCAAGGCATGCTTATCAACAATGATTGCTCCTTTTGCAACACTGCGAATACTCCAGTCGCTTAATGTCTCGTCTCTGTTGAGCCCTTTCTGAACTGGGATAAGGTCTGTGGCAAACGAATGCACGTTGCCGTTTATAAACGGGTAAAGCAACAGTGAGAATGGAAGGCCGCAAGCATAAGGCGACTCACCTTCCTCTATAATAGTTCCGTTGGCAGTGAGGTATTGATAATACCAATATGTGTCGTAATGGTCGCCCGTTCCTTCAATTGAGTTCGGCAGCTGTCCGTAGTCAATATATGGTATCTCACTCTCTTCGAATATGCCGGCTTCGTGTGCCATACGCTGACGGTCAGCGTTTTCTTCCATAACAGTCTTACCATACATCTCCAGCGGAACTCTATCAAGATTTTCGAGTTCTATCTTGAACATCTCACCACGCATAGGGTCAACACACACATAGCGGCATTTTGTCTCTTTTGTCCATATCTCATAGATACGGCAGCGGCTACTGTCAACGGAGAAGAAAAAGTCTTGATATTGAAGTTTGTTGCGATCCAGCAAGTCAATACTTTCAGGATTGAGGTCATCATATACCTTCGGAAACTCTCTCTCTAACTCTTCCCATCTCTGCGGTGTCAATCTGAATTTGCTTCTAAGCTCTCCTGGTGTGACATCGTGTATGACTCCTATCATATTAAGGTCGCGCATATTAGGATCGCGCATATTGCCATCAAGGAAAACAAGGTTCAATGGATATGTATATGTCACTGAGTCGTAGTTTCCGTCTCCAAGGTCCTCCCATGACTCCCTTGCTATTCCAAAACCACTTGACTCGTAAGTCTCGAACATGTTTGATGTAAGCACTCGCATATTACCAGTTGACTGCTGCCAATTACATTGAAGTGCCATTGTAACCATCTCTGCCACGTCACGTTTCTTTGGGTCTCTTGCCACTGCAAACGGCTCTGTTGCTGCTCTTAGGAATGTTCCTTTTGCGCCGACTATGATTGGGCGCATCATGTTATATGTCAATGGGGTCTTGCCCTGTAATGCGATAGCCTGACGTTCAGTCATCCATTCACCATTGAATAATGTCATATCACTCCACTGGTCATCGTCATACACAAATCTGTGTGCCCTGTCAGCGTCAAGCCTTATCTGATACATGTTGTCCCATGCAATCTTCGCCTTGCCAATTAGACTCGGATTTGTCTTGAATCCATGCTGCTTGTGTCTGTGCGCTACTGTGTCAATACCCTTATTACGGAGTTTCGACAGCGGAATTATCTTTTTCTTTTTAGTCTCCATATCGTTAAGTGTTTATTGTTAATATCGTCTGTAAGGGTTTTCTCCGAAAGGTGATGTTACATAAAACCTGGTTCCAGGCTTGCGTGATGCACATGCTGTCTTGACATCGTGAGCCTTCTCATCAACTTCACGTCTATACCACTCAGCCTGTCTCTTATCGACATTTTCAAGATACGAGGCTATCATCTGTGTTGCAACAAGGTCTTCGACATAACTCTGCATTATATCATTATCAAGCCATGTTTCTGGAAAACGCAATGCTATGAAGAATGTATATGGCTGATGCTCTGAATCGCTGACACTCAACGTCCATTCACTGTCTGATGTTATTTGTATAACGCTATCAGAACCTGATGTCTGTGCCAGTGCTATATAGCTAGGGTCCATATCAAATCTATTGTTTTTGTCATTATTGACATACGGAGCCATACAGCGTATCGCTTTACGAACTCCGGATTTGAATGCGTCATCCATCAGCCGCTTGTCTTGTGGATTGTCTTCCGGCTGATATGCAGCTTTGAGTTCGATATCATTTCTGTTTTCCATCGACTCTGCGACCTTGTTTAGTATGTTACCCACTTTCTTGTAAAGGTCGCTTTGGTTTAATCCTATTATCTTGTGTATCATGGCATTGGTGGTGTTGGTGCTGTTTTACTGTAAATAATACGTTTAATCTTGGCCTCTGCGTCATCTACCGAGATGTTGAACTGTTTTTGTGCGCCTGGAGCTGTCAATCCAATCCAGTCGCACACCATCCCATCGGTGATGTAATCTTTTACTGCCGGAGTAATCACTGCATTTGTCACAGTGCTTGTTGATGGCACTTTCAAAATTATTGCTATTCTGTCACGTTCCACTCCGTTCACTGTTTCTATGGTGTTTGTCATGTAGTCGGCAAGTATTGAGCACAAAATAGCTAGTCTGTCAACATAAAAACTCTCGCTTATTCTGTCGTCAACAACATCAGCTTCGCCACCATGTTTGATGTTATAAACAGCCTTGATGTTTTGATCGTTTGCCATAGCTTCGGCAATCTTATATACCTTGCTGCGGAAGAGCTTTATTATTTCGCTCTTGTTGAAGTTGATAGTTATCTCTCTCATATCGGTGATTTTTTATCATATAACTTAATCTTTGCATTTGCAAGTGATGTCTCAGCCATCTTCATATATGCCCTCGCACCTTCACCATCTCTTGCTGAAATAAGAAACTCCGCTACTGCAAAGTCAACAAGGTAGTTGTAGATGTCGTCAACAAGACCGACCTTGTTCGACTCTCTCCATGTTGAAGGCATGACAAAAGCTATAGTTGTGATTCCGTCACCAGGTGTTGTACTTGAAACATATTTCGACAGTTCCTTTGATACGTTACCTATCGCCTTTTCTATTGAATCGGTTACAATGTTTGTGTCTTGGTTTGTGTCGTCGGCCTGCATATTTGACTCCATGCGAGGGTCTTTAAGGCCAGACGACTTGCCTAGTTTGTGCGTCTTGTTTCTCACCGCATAAATAACATCGGCATATCTGATTGTAATTACCATTGGGTTTTGCATATCTCGTTGTTTTTTAAGTTATTTGCCAGTACGTTTTATTCTGTCAATCTTCTTTGCGAACCGCTCGCTTACAGTCTTCTGAGTCTCATTCTTGTCATCAACTTTCACCGACTGCACGCGTGCCATCGCCACATTCATCATGTCTGTGAGGAACTTTCCTGCACTCTTATAATCTTTCGCATCCCTCATTCCATTATAAACTTCCTGCATTGTGTCAAGATTTCCTATAACAAAGTCAAGGATATTGTCACGTATGCTGTCACTCTTGCGGTTATAAGCATCCTTTATTTCACGCTTGCGCTCTTTTTCCGAGCGTGCCATTGATACGGCTAATTCTTTCTCAGCAGCCCTATCTTCAGCTTCCTTGGCACGCTCTATTTTCTTAAGAGCTTTTGCCTCACGCATCTTTGCCATCTTTTCTTCCAAGGCTGTTGGCATGACTATTTCTCCTTATCTGCCTTCAGTGATTCAACGTAACTCTGAAAGCGTTTTGTTAATGGTTTATCCTCAATAAGAAGTGAATTTGTGATGTCAAGAACCAACATCTGTCGTCTGGTGATGATGTTACGCATATCGTCGATATCTTTCTTTGTAAACAACTCCCCTTCTTTTGCCTGCATCATCTTTAGATTGTCTTGTAACTCCTTGATTTCCTTCTGCAAGTCTTTTGTTTCATTGAAAGCTTTATATTCTGGACTGTCAATGAGTTTTGAATACCTGTCAAGATATTCGTACAGGCTCTCGTCTTTCTCATATCCGTTAACGTAACTGTTGAGCTCATTAAACTCTGTTAGCAGATTATAATAGTTCCTCGTCACTTGCGGAGCATATTTACTCATATCTGATGTCATGTAGATATTTCTGAGGAATGGCATGTTGTCTGCACTGAAACCATGTTCAACCATTCTCGAAAGATTGGATATTATTCTTCCAATACCACCAGCTTCTCCCTCAAATATATGCTGCCATGCAGCTGGGTTGTTGAATGCATCCCAGAACTTGCTGTGTTTCATCACTTGATCATTGCCATTTAAATGTTTGGCAAGCTCAACCAATGTACCTGACGTTGACTTGTAGGCCTTTGTCCAGTTCGGGTCATTCTCATTGAATGCAGTCTTCTTGTATACAGGCCTTCCCATGAAGTCCTCGTTTATATAGACTTCTGCGAATGGCTGTAATATCTGCGGAACAACAGCATTCATTATCTTCCAGTCAACACTTCCACCACCGCCCATATCAAACGGCAGTTGCTCTATCATCATATTGAACATATCGCCGGCGATGGTGCTGTCGTTGTCGGCCCATCCGATAGAATGACGGAATACGATATTTCCTGCTGCAAAGAATGCCGCGAACTCCTGCGGATATGGAATTGTGAAGAATCCGTCACCGACAAACATGTGCCAGCTGTGGTTTCCTGTGAACTCCGACATGAATCTGTAAGCGTTCCAGTCGTCATCTTCACCACCACAGAGCGAGAGCATCATGATATTCAATGCCGGCACCAGCAATCCAGAAACCACCATTGCCATACTTGCAATTGCAAATCTCTTAGGGTTGTTCTTTGCCAGGCTTCCGAATCTGTACAGAGCCTGCATACCTGCATTGAAGAATGAGCGTGTTGTTCTGAACCATGCCGCAAGTGCGCCACCGCCCTTACGCTGGAAGTTGATAGTGGCGTTCTTTGCCATGTTCACAGACTGCTCAACAGTCTTACCAATCTGGCGGTTAGTTACATACACGGCAAATCTCGAAAGGTCTTCACCCCAGCGGTTGAAGCTGTCAATAGATGATGTCAGTGTCTCAAACATACTCTTCTGGTCAACTTCCTTGCCGCTGAGCATATTCTTATACATCTTCTTCAGTCTCTTGGCCTGTTGCTCCACGTTGAGTGTGCGAGTGAAACCTGTTTCGCCTCCGTTATCTATAAACTCTTTCCAGTATTGAGTGTATTCGTCATTGTCACACTTGCCATTTCTTATAAGCTGACCGAGATAACGTCTGCCGAACAGATTTATATTCTTTCTTACATCGTTGGCATATCTCAAACCACCTTCAATGTAAGATGATATCATGGCCATGCCTGAGTCACGCAGCACGTTCTTAACGATAAACTCAGGGTTGAACGTGGTGTTTAACTGTGACATGAAGCGTGTGGTATTTCTCAAAACGCTTACAAGTTTAGTGTTGGCCAGTTCGTTGCCATCAGTTAATGACTTTACAATTACAGGGTCGCCATTGATGATGATAGCATGCTTTCTGCCATTTACAAATACTGGTACATAATGCTCATGTACATTGAACGGCTTGATTTTTACACCTACATCTGCGCGGTTAAGTGTCTGTTTGGCAAGTCCCTTTTCTTGCAGGCTATTCATGTTCTCCTCGAAAGCATCAACAGCCTGTTTAACCTGCGCTGGTGTCATATTGT